CTTGCATAATCTTTAAGTTTTATACTTTTTTCCTGTTTATACCAATCAACAACTAAACTCCAACAATCAGTAACACCCCAAACCCAAGGTCTACCTAACAAATCTGGAACATAACCTTCTGGCTTACATTCACCCCATTCTCCTGTTTTTGGATTTACAATATGCCAGGGTAATTTACTATGCTCACAACTTATACGATCAGCTTGACTTGGTATTGGAGGTGTTGATGGGTGACTATGAACAACAGCAACAATATCTCCTAAATTATCTGCCTTTACATAATCTTCTGGATTTAAAATAAACTCCTGATGATTTGTTATAGCTAAATTTTGACAGGGATAGTATTTTTGTTTACCTCTTATATTTAGTAAAAGTCCTACAGCTTCTTTAGGATCTTGGTCTTTCGCATGAACCAATGCGTCATCTTTCCAACTCATTGCGTAAACGTGCCGATACTAGGAAATAAAGCACGGGTGCATTGACGTTTGGGTGCTCTAACTCCAGCCATATCAATAGCTCCTGCTAATTCAAATTCAACTATTTCTCTGTTTTCTGTTGCTTTTCGATCCACAGTATATATTTGACGTTTAAATTCTGCTGTAGGATCTGGTGTGCCTAATGGATTACTTCCTCCACTAAAATTTGCAGCATCAAGAAATCTTGCCATTGTTCTTATTCTAGTAAAGGTTGCACCTGTTAGGTCATTACCAGTTGTTGTCTGATTAACAACTAACAAAATAGCTGATATAGTTCCTAATGCATTACTTACGACAAGTTTTGGTCTTGGAATCTGACCACGTTGATATGCAAAACCTGTGGCTTCTATAGGAAATCTTTGGTAAGAATTGCCAGCCCAAATTATTTCTCCATTCGCATTTAAGTTGCTGCCAGAATGAAACCTATAAATAGTAGTCGCACCATGTAATGAATTATCTAGCTGTAATGTAAAAAGTTCAATGATTGCAGAAGGATTTATTTTTTGAACTTCACTAAATACAGGATCAGTACTCATGGTTCAAATACCTCTCTAAATGTTGCTTGTATTGTTGCTCTATTTAAATATGGAATTGATTTAGACCATGTTTCACATACAAATTTAGATGAACTCGCTTCTCCTGGAGGTTGAAAATCGAAACTGGCACTATCATTTGCTCTAGCATCTAAGAATGTTTCTATAGTATCTGCATCTGTTTCTGATACTTCAAAAGTAAGGTTAAATACTTTGGGATTTTGATGTTGAGCTAATCCAAATAATATTCTATGTTCATACCCGTCAGCAAAACGCACTGTTCTAGTGTTTGGTGCGGATCTTTTTTGTTGTCCGTATGTTGGTGTAATTGAAGGAAAGGTAGCCATTAAGCAAGTAAACCTCCAGGTCTTTTCTGCTGTATTAATTCAGATTGTACCGCTACTGATATAAGACGACCAAGTTCTCTTCCTCTATCTTCATCTCCTTCAACAGAAGAACCAGAAGCGTCTACATTTACTACAACATTTGTCCCACCACCAAGAGCATGATTTGGTGTAATCATTCCAGAAGTTCCAGGTGTAAATAATTCAGGTCCACGTTCTCCTACTAAATAAGTACTTCCACCTCTTACTGGCCCACCAGCAGCCTTTGTTCCATCAACTTTACCTGCTTTATTTAATGATGGAAACATATTTCCTAATAAACCTAAAAATCCTTTTTGTAATTGCATTGCTGCTAATTGTGCTGCTGTATCTAAAAAATAATCAGCAATTTTATTCAACATAGTTCTAAAAGCATCTGTAACGGTCATGGTTCCTTTAATAACGTCTTTAAAGGAGTCAGCAAAAGAATCTTTTATTGCTCTAGATGCTCGAACTACTTGAGTTTGAGCGTCCATCATTACTTCCAATTTTTTAGTGATAGACTCAATTTCTGGAACGATAAACTCCCTTGCATCTCCATAAGCAGTTGCTAATGCTTTTATTTTTTCTAAATTTTCAACTAATGCAGCATCTAATTCTTCATATTTTTCTATAGCTGCATCTATTTGTTCTTGAATTACCTTATCAAGACTAATATCTTCAAAATTTTCATAGCCTAAACTTTCAGCAAACATTTTAACCGCTTTAGCTACTTGTACTGAGAAACGTGTTCCAAACTTTATTCTTTCTGCTTCCGCTAAATTTTGTTCGTGTTGTAATTTTAACATTATTCTCTGTAATTCAATTTGAACTGCCAATGAACCTTCTTGTCTTGCCATGTTTATTAATCTAAATTCTTCTTCAATACTTATATCTTTTGAGAGTGCTTGAATTGCCTTCATTGAACTGGCTAAATCATCTACTTGAGCAATCGCATTTACCTGACCCATTCTTTTATCAAAATCTGATCCAAAGAAACTAACAAGTGCGTTACTACCTTCCAAGCCAAATCGCTTGCTACTGTCTAACATTTGCACAACTTCTTCATTAGTCATACCTATTTGTTTCGCTAATTCTTTAACCTTTTTTGTACTAAAAGTAGCTCCATCTCCCATTGAGATAAAAAGTGAATTAACTTTAGTAATGCTTTTATTTAATTTTTCTTGCTGATCTAAATATTGTCCAATAGCTGTACCAGCAATAGATAAAGCAAATCCAAATTGACCAAAGCCAGGGATAGCTGCTAATGCTCCTCCTGCTGCACCACCAATCGCACCACCTGTTGCTGCCATTCCTGTTTGCCCAAAAAGGAACGGAAACGCACCACCAATAGTTGCACTACCTATAACTCCTCCTATTGTTCTCATTAGTTTTAAACGTGCCAGAGCAGCTTCTTTTTGTGCTTTAGTGTTTTTAAAAGTAGCCTCTGTATTTTTATTTTTAGATATTGTTTCACCGTTTAAAATCTTGTCTTGTTTTGCCATTGCATTTTTTTGATTATCAATAGCTTCTGTCATCTCGTTATAGATAACTGAACCTTTCTGAACTGAATCTCTGACTTCTTCAAATCCTTCTAATGCTGCTTCTTGTTGGCTTTGAGTTTTACCAATTACTTCTTTGAAGCTATCTTGACTTTTTTTTGCTTTATTTATTTGTTGAGCATATTTTCTGATCTGACCTGTAGCTTCAGCAATTCTATCTCCAGTTTTTCCAGGCATAGCCTTAGATAAATCAAAATCTCTTATTTTATTTACACTTTCTTCTAATTGCTTTGCTTTTGCTGTCGCTCTGTCAACTTTTGACATTCCGACTACTCTAAAATTTATATTAACTCCGTAATCAGCCACAGAAACAAAAAAAACTTTATCTCAGTTTACCTCTTTTTTGGAACTCTTGCCCGTGATTTATTTTGAGCTTTTTCCATTGCTTGCTTTTCTTCTTCATTTTTAATTTCATAAAAAGCAATCCAACCTACTAATTCTTCTCTAGTTAATTTGGCTGATAGCTCTTTAACTGTCATTCCTAATTCTTTTGCTAAAAAGAACAATACAAACCAATTATTTTCAGCTTTTTAAATCTGCTTTCGCTTCCTCCACTTTATATTCAGAACCAGAAGTAAGCATTGCAAGTTGTATTTCTTGTAAGGTTGCAAAATTTACTTCTCTTCTTAATGAAGCCTTATGACCGTCTTGAAATAATCTTTTGCCATCTTTATCTAAAGATTTAGTAATCATAAGATTTAAAGCAAAATCATTCCCACTGGTATCAGTAGGAGACATTGCTGTTATTACTTCTCTTTCTGCCATTGTTAATGGATTCCAATAAATTTCTAAAAGGACCTCTTCTCCTTCTTTTAATTCGTATTTATATTTTTGACTTACACCAAATTTGTTCTTGAGGAGTTCAATCGCTTCCATAAATTTATTAGATTGCTATTCTATTATACTAGGCATTTGCTGTAAATTGGCAAGATATTACTCCAATGAAATGACTTCTATCCTCTATTTCTAATGGAGTTGGACCATTAATATCTAAAACTCTAGGTTTACAGCTAAATGTATCAACATAAGTTGAAGTATTTACTGAAGTTAATCCATCAATAACTGTTTCACATATTTTAGACAAGACAGAAGTTCCTTTTGATTTTGGAACGTAGACATTACATTGAATTAATCCTGCATAATAATCAGAAGCAGCACCTTGATTCTGTAAAGTTGACTGAGTAAAGTTTATGCTCATTAAAATATACTTTTTAGTTTTTCCTGGAGTTGTAAAATGAACATTATCATAAACCATTGAAACCGTAGGATCAACGTCTGATACCTTATCTGTTACTGCTTTTTCAAATGCTGCTCTAGTGTTTATTAATGTCATTTTTAGAATCCTGTGTAAGTTGTACCACTAAACTTCTCAGAAACTTTACCTCCTATAAATAGCTTACCTTTTTCTGTCATATTTTCTTTGATTATTTTAGCTAAATCATCTACAACAAAGTTTTGAATTTTCCCACTTTCTAAAACATATTGAGAATATACCGCTTTATTACCAATCCAAACTGATTTTCTGTAATTAAAAATTCTATTGCCTTCTCCCACAGGAAATCTTATCTGAACAAATGGATTAGCAGGAGGTTCTTGTCGTGTAAAAGGAGGTCCTGCTTTTCTCTTTTCAAAAAAATTAATACTTCGTTCTCTTTTTATTGCTGCCCAGGGTTGAAAATTTTCTACTTTATGATTAGGTATGACAGGACTATTTGATGCTTTCCAGCTAGAAGCGAAAAAACCTGTCCATATTGGCATTGGATCTGGAACAGTGCTTTCTCTATTGGATAATTCAAAGTGAGTGATTTTTATAACATTATTAAAACCTTCACTAATTTGCTTATCTAAATCTTTAGGTAAATCTTTTAATCTTCTTAAAGCCATTAGAATCGTACCAAAACAGAAAATAAATAGGCTTGGCCTCCTTTTTTAGTGTCTACATTAACTATTTGTGCAACTCTACTTGAACCTGCAAAATTTAAAGTAATTTCATCATCTAAATCAACTTGATTATCTCCTATCAAATCAGGTGTTATATATATTTTTGCTTCTCTCATTTCTTGACCTGTTTCTTCTTCTGATCTTATAAAAGATATTGGTACTTTTATATCTGAATATGTAGTATCTAGAGTAACTTGTTCTCCAGTATCTAAGTTATAACTACTTGTGCCTTTCTTTACATAGGTAATGGTGTGATCCAAAGAATCACCTAAAGTTGCAACAACACTTTTAGCAACACTTTTAAATAAACTATCTAATTGACCTGCCATTATCCTCTAACTACCCTCATTTGAAAAGTACCTGCTCCACCTAGCATATATGCTCCAAGGTAACTTTGTAACCACGGGTAAACATCTAAAATATTATTTATAGAACCAGTTCCCTGACTTTCGGTATTATATTTAACCCTAAGATCACCAAGAGCAACTTCTTCAAAATTACCATCTTTACCAGTAGTGCCTGTAATAGCATCAGTATCATTTGCCAAAGCTCTAGCTAATTCATATTGTGCATACTTAATATTGTTTGGAATTGTAGAACAACTTAACTCAACTCTATCTACCTGATAATTTGTTCTTGGAAACTTTAATGCTTGATTCTCGTCACATCTATCACCTTGAAATACAAAAGTATCAATCCATCTTGTAGCAGCTATTAATGATCTATTCTTCTGATCATCTGTTTTATTTGTCCAAGTAGAAGAATCAGGTACAGTTTCAAAATAAGTATTAGCTTCTGTCAATGTGACATAGCTATTTGCAGTTTCACTTTTTATAGTTGCATTTATGGTAGCTGCCACGATTAATAAAGTAATTTAGTTTTATTGTAGCGTAAAGAAAAAACCCCACCAATATTAGGTGAGGTTTGATGACCACATTTTAATCTTAATAAAA